CCCGCCAATACATGGATGATACAAATAATTATCCTAGAGCATGGTCTGATCGGAAAGACGCTGTTATTACCAAGTATAAACCTGTCTATCGTCTAATGGAGAAATACCCTGAGCCAGCAATGATTCAACGAATCGGCAATATAATTGTGGACGAATGGCGCAAGTATGAATAACCTTTTTTCGAAAAAGAGTTATTCTGTTATAATTAACAAAAAGAAGTAAGGAACAGGAGAATAACCCATGGCAAAATTCCAGAATGTATTTAAAGAAGCAAGTCGACGCATGAAAAACTTCAAAGCTCGTGGCTTTATTCCATCAGGTTCTAAGTATGTTTTCCAAGATTTTGTCAATGAAGTATCGGCAGAGAATAGAGGAGAAAACTACACAGGTGCTTATACAAAGAATGCATATAATCAAGCCTATGGATCAAATATAGATTACGATTCTTCAGAAACCTTTCAAGAGATTCAACAAGGTAGAAATGAGAAGCTCGTTAAAATTTACCAAAAAGAATTACTAGAAATTTATGATACGAATGATTTCTATGATATGGCATCTGATTACGGAAATGGCCGAGGAGGAGGTTTTTCGCCTTCTGAAGTAACGAATATTGATACTCTTGAAGGACTAATTGATAATGCGAGCGAAGCTATGAATGTAGAGCCTTATCTATTTAGAAATAAAGTAGGGCGTAATAGAAGTGAAGAATCTAGTATGATGGACACATATCAAAACCAATTCATCGAAGAGTTAGGTCATTTAATCGATGAAATGAGCGAACAAAAAATGAAATATAAATACTAAAAGTTAGGTGGAACTTATGAGCAATGAGGTAATGAAATCTGATGCATTTCAAACAAAAGTAAAAACAATGTTAGGATTAACTTATTTAACACGTGCCAAATTAGATGGATTTAACGGAAACCACTATATTTTGAAAGACATCTATGTAAATTCTACTAAAAATACTTCGCAAATCCATTACCTTGGATGGGATGATCCACAAAAAATACCTTTTTATCCTGATACAGATAGTTATCGTGGAGCAACTTCAGGAAGTAAGTACAACAAAGAGTTACTTGTTCCTAATGAACGAATGATTGAATATGATTTTGCTGAAGCATATACAAATATCATGAGAAACTATAAACTGCCATCGAATGTATACCTAGAAAATGTACGTTTTGATAAAGAAAAATTATTAGAGCGGTTAGCTAGTTATGATAAACCTCAACCATACAAAGAATTATCAACGTTCGTTTTTGTAAAAGTTGCCATTGAAGCAATTGCAAAAGAAAGTACTTATACTGCTTTTGGTTCACATTTTCAACAATATCGAAAAAATCTTAGTCGTACATTAACAGTTACTGAAATTGAATTAAAGTTAATTATGGATTTTTATGATGTAAAAGCATTAGAAATACTAGAAACGTATACTTTCCGAACACGTAAAGGCCTGTTAGAAGATTATTTTGAAAAAATTGATCGACTAAAAGAGGATGAAGAAACCAAATTCTTTTATAAAATGTTACGGAACAAAATTTATGGAACGATTGGTAAACGAGAATTGTCTACTCACGAAGCAAAAATATTTAAGTTTCCAATGTATAATCGTGCGTTTTCATCAATGGTAGCTGGCGTGTTTAGAGATAGAATCGCACGCTATGAACAAAAGTATGTAGATAGTGAATATGGACTTGTATTAATTAAAACAGACGGCTTGTATTTTAAAAAAGAAGTTCCTGAATTTGAAGCATTAAACAAAAAAGGGATTGTGAAGAAAAAAGTACATGTTATTACAGACCATGATGTGAAAAATTAAAAAAGAAATAAAAAGCAAAGCAGACAAGCTTTGCTTTTTTGATAGAGGTGTGAAAAGAATGGAGAAAAATAAATATGAAACGGAAGAAGGTTATTTAAATGTGCCAATCATATGGGAAGAAGTGGAACAATTCGCTTTTTTAGTTGGCGCACGAAACGTAGGTAAAACTTATGGATTCTTAAATTTTTCAATCAAACGAGGATTAGATACTATTTTAGAATGTTTTGATTTTTCTACGCTACAGGAATTTAAAAAATTACCTACTTTGATGGAAGCAGAATTTCAATTTTTATTTTTACGCCGATATATTACACAAGCTAAGTCTGCCAGTAGAAATTTAGTATTGGCTGATTTTTATCAACCATTTTTAGATAAGTTGCCTGAAGAAGTAAAAAAACAATATGAAGTATTTGTAGAATATCAGGGATCTTCAGAAGAGCCTAGAGAAATACTATTAGTTTTTAGAAATAAGGAACTAAAAAAAGATAAAAAATGTATTAAATTAGGTTATCTTGGTGCGGTAAGTATGGCAGAAAAATTTAGAGGACCAGGTCTGCCAAAAGTAAAAGTAATATTATTGGATGAATTTCAATCGAAAAAAAATTGGGATTATTTACCAAATGAACCTGTAGAGCTAGAAGATATTTATGAATCCGTTGGACGTTTAAGATGTGGAACTGGAGATATTAAAGTAATTGCATTAGGGAATTCAGGGACAATTTTGAATCCTTATTTTGATTATTATGGATATGACGAATTCACGGAGGTTAAAACAGTAAAGCGTGAAGGAGAAGTTCTTTTTTATCATTTACCCAATAAAGCAAAAAGAAGCGAGCAATCTAAAAATTTATTTAAAGGATCAGCATATGGTAAATATTCATTAGATAATGATTTTGCGGACAATCAGTTATTTAATGTCATTCGTTTAAAAGAAGCAAAAGCACCTCGAAAATGTCTATATAATATTTTCTTTGGGGAAACATATATCGGTGTCTGGAGAACAGGAGACTATAAAATTCTAATTAGTCGTGTAAGTGATCCAGATAAATTAGATATTGTTGATCGGACACCTATAGAAGAACAAGTGTTAGATCAACAAGTATACAGGGTACTTTCAGATAAATTACAAAACAAACAACTTTATTTTGATTCGCCAGAATTGAGGTTAATTGCTGAAAAACACTTGCGCAAATATATTTATAATTCGGCGAGTGAATGGGAAACATTTTAACAAATAAAAAAACCACTCTAGCAAAAATAGAGTGGTTTTTTTATTTGTCAAGAGGCAAAAATGAGCGATGTATGTCGCATTGATGAGCGATGTACGTCGCTTTTTGATTTTTTCAAAAGAAAACATGCTAAACTTCACTTGAAATTTAAAAACTGGTGAAGTAAAAAACTAAATTTGAAGGGAGGGTAGGAAATGTTCAGTAAAGAAGATATGTTAACCTATGAAAAATTTAATAAAAATATACGAATGTTTCCTAACTTCTCGCTTGATTATGTTTATGGGAAAATCAATATATTTTATGACTTTCATAAAGATAAACAAGGTAAAAATACAAACTATAATCGTGAGTTGCTTTTTTCAATAAGTACCCTTAAACCTTTTAGAATTATAGCTCCAGCAGGGTATCGCTTAATTCAATTTAAAAGTGTTCCGAATTTTGAAAAAATTGAAACATTAGCAATTAAATTATCAAGGACACCAATTAGCTTTCGTGGTGAAATTCCTTTAAATCATTCAAATGGTGACTTAGAATCTGGTGTTCTTGTTAGAGTTAACAGTTTAGAAGAAATTCTAAAGCCTAGAAAAGATAAAGCATATATTTTACCTAATGGAGAAATGTATATTCTTGATAATGAGGGAAAGCAACTTATTAAAATAGGCGGTAGTGATGGGAATATTGACTTAACGAAGTATGCGAAAAAACCAGAAGATATTGATATCATGGACCCGCAACTAAAGGCATTCATTGAAGAAGTCATAAAAGAGTAGGAGTGATTGGTAGTGAATGATGTAACTAAATTAACAAAAGCAGTAAAAAAATTATTTGATAAAATAGCAAATTTTGTAACGAAAGAAGAATTACAAAGTTATGCAAAAAAAACTGATATTCCAAATACAGATAATTTTGTAACAAAAACACAGCTTGAATCTGATTTAACGAAATATGCGAAAAAACCAGAAGATGTATCGATTACAGATGCAGAATTAAATCAATGGCTTGAAGAATTCATACAATAAGAAAGGCCTGATATAAGTGAACGATGTGTTGAGGTTAGCAAAAGCAGTAAGAAAAATAAATACAATTTTTTCTACGTTTAAAGATAGTATTTATACCAAAAATGAAGCAGACAATAAATTCATAAACCAAGAGTTGATGGAAAATGGATTGTATGTAATTAAAAATAAAAATATTGAAAATATGAATGATGCTATTCAACCAGGTGTTTATTCAATTTCAGCTACAGGAGTTGAAAATAAACCTTTACCTAACTCTGGTTCTCTATTCGTCAATAAAGACTCAGGAGGAATCAGACAGTTCTTTCAGACGGAGAGAACAATTTTTATCCGACAATTCGGGGGAATTCCTCCGTCCTGGACGGATTGGAAAGAATTAGGCTTACAAGGTCCAAAAGGTGATACTGGTCCAATTGGTCCACAGGGACCAAAGGGAGATACACCTGATATAAGTAATTTAGTAACAAAAACACAGTATACAAATGATTTAAATAAAAAGATTGATAAAACAGCATTTAATGCTATAGGGCAACATATTTCTTTTAACGGAATCACTATACACATTCAAAAATCAAATACAGTTGTTACATGTAATGTCGAAGGGATATTTAAAAAAGGGAAAGCCAACGGATGGCATGAGGTGTCGACAAGAGCAGAAACAAGTTATAGACCAGTTAACATGATTATTAAAGTACCTTTAACAATAAATATAGGGAATACCATTCAAATAAATAAGTATGCAGCATTACAAATAGAAACATCTGGTCGAATCATGATTCGAGTTTATGGACTTCAAAATGACGATGTAGAGTTTGGAGGGAGTGCAACATGGATAAGATAAAAATATGGATTACAGTGGACGAAAATAAAATGATTACGGATTATTCACTTACTTTTAAGGAAAATTACATTGAAATTGAAGTAACTGAAGAGCCAAAAGATTATTTGAATTGGGGATTACGCAATGGCAAATTAGTTCATTATCCTGATGATTTAAATGATCTTACTAATCAAAGCGAAACAAGTTTTGAAGGGAATGTATTGCTGACTTTAGCATATTTATCATATAAATTTTCGAGCATTCCTAATTTAACAGAAGTTAATTTTGATTATCCTAAATATGCTGATATTTCAACAGTATATAACAATCAAGGAATGACAAACTTAGATGTAAAAAAAATGGTGGAATATCAACGGATAACTGAAGAGGAATATCAAAAAATAACAAATAAACCTTTGGAAGAAGGTGAATTGATTGTCATTAGGTGAATTAATAGCAGCTGTTAGTTTTTTTATAGGAATAATTACATTTTTATTTAAAAACTATTACTCATTTCAAAGCAACACAGAAGCAATAAAAAGTTTGAATAAAACGATTGAAAAAATGAATGATTTAATTGAGCAGTTATCAGAGGATCAACATGTAACAGATACACGCATTACTAGTTTAGAACAACAAACTAAAAGCTTGTGGAGAGGTCATGGTGATTTATCAGAACGAATTAGAACAATAGAAAAGGGGTTGTAAATATGGCATTAGATCAGAATATGTTATTTCCAATTGTAGTATTAGCTTGCTTAATAATTGGTTATGTAATTAAAAATACAACATTTTTAGCAAATAATTTAAATGGATATATTCCATTAATTTTAGCTGTTACTGGAGCTATTTTAGGTTTTGTATATAATCACGAACTTACCTTAGAAAGCGCTGTTTATGGAGCATTAAGTGGATTAGCAAGTACAGGATTACATCAGGCATTTAAAAATTTTATAGGGGGTGAAAGTAATGACATTGAACGTCATTGATATTTCAAGTTGGCAGACAGGTATTAATTTAGGAAAAGATGGCGTTCCTGCTGATGGGGTTGTTATTAAAGCTACAGGAGGAACTGGATATGTTAACCCTGATTGTGATCGAGCATTTCAAGAAGCAATTAAAAGTGGTAAAAAAGTAGCGGTCTATCATTATGCACATGAAATCGGCTTTCAAGGAACAGCTGAACAAGAAGCGGAATTCTTTTTACAAAATGTAGCTGGATATATTGGAAAAGCGATTCTTATCCTAGATTGGGAGAGTGATAATAAGCATGATGTAGCATGGGCAAAGCGTTGGTTAGATACTGTTTATGAAAAAACAGGAATTAAACCATTATTTTATACGTATACACACATGGTTAATAATTATGATTTTTCTAGTATTGGAAATGCTGATTATGGGTTATGGATTGCAAATTATCTAAATGACAAACCACAAGGATATAGTCAACCAGCACCGCCTATCAGTAATGGGTTTCCTTTAACAGTGATGTATCAATATACATCAAGTGGGAAATTACCTGGCTGGGGTGGATACCTGGATTTAAATGTATTTTATGGAACGCTTGAAGACTGGGACTTATATGCAACAGGAAGTAAGCGGCCAGAAAAAGAAAATGAAGAAATAAATAATAATAAAAAGGAAGTGGCAACTATGCATTGTATTTATGAACGACCAATGAGAGATGGAAAACCAAATAATGATAATGGAAACACGTGGGGGAAATATTATTGTAATGGCGTTAATTGCCGTCATATCCCATATGAAGATAACGTTAAGTTATTGAAAGAACTATACAAAAAGAACAATGGACACGAAATGCCTGTTTATACAAAAGAAGATTGGACTATCTATGCGCCGTGGTATAAACGATTAGAAGAAATGTTTCCAGTTGTCTAATTCTTGTTATTAATTAAAGGAGAGTGACGCAAATTGTCTAGCTACACTATTGAATTAGGATTCTTATTAAGAGGATTTTCAGATATTAATGAAAATCCTATGATGTACGCCTCTCCTTTTTCTATTATTGAGAACTCCCGAGAGAATTTTTTTAAGGCTTTAGGAAGATATCCTTTTAAAATTTGGGGAGATGAGCGGGACCAGGCGTTTAAAGAAGAATTTGAAAGAATGTTTTTAGAATATTTTTATATGAAAGAGATAGGATTTCAAACACCAGCCGCTTTTTATTTAGAATTAGGTAATTTTCTTCGTAGAAAAATGCCGATTTATTGTAATCATTGGCGTTACCTCTTAGAAGAAATGTACGTAACTAGTACAGGTAACAGTCAAGGAATCACTACTAATGGAGATAGTAGAATAATTGATTCTAAAGGCCATTCTGAAACGAATGGAAAAACTGAAAGTGATAGTAATACTAAAAGTGTAACAAAAGGAGCAAATACAGATTTGCCCGATACCCAATTAGACCTTGATGTTAGCAATTTAGATTATGCATCACAGGCAAATAAAACTGAATCAACTAGTGATACAAAGACTACAGGGAAATCCAATAGTATAACAGACAGCGAAGATCATACGATAAATAAAGGTAGTTCTTCTGGTAATTCTATTACAGATACATTTGGAAGAAATAAAGATGTGTTTGATATTTATAAACAATGGATTGATAGTGGCTATGATCTATTTACACCACTTTTTCATGATTGCTTAAAAGAACAAATCTTTATGCCACTACTCTAGGAAGTGATTTTTATGAAACGTTTGTTAATTAATGAATGGCGATTATTGTCAAAAGAAGAGCAAGAAAAATATCACTATGTTAGTGATGAAGATGGGTGCTATTTTTGCGAAACGCCACCTAAAGAAAATCAAACAGAAGAAATTGATGATTTTGAAAAAATAATGAATAGCAAAGGGGAATAAAGAAATGGGAGACGTAGAAAAAACACCAGAAGAATTAGCAAAAGAAGAAAAACTAGCCGAATTTTTAGGCGAAGAAGTGAAAAAGGATGTTGAAGAGGAAAATCCAACTGATCCAGTTGATCCAATCGAGGAAGAACCTACTCCAGCAGTTATCAAAAAATTAAATCCTTTTGAATTTGTCTACACACAAGAAGGAAATGTTCTGATGAGCGATGAAACGTATCAGAAAATTATGGCTAAATTTTTTTAGTAATGAAAAATGAAAATAACCTGTAGAGGAGGTGAGGACAATGTCTGTATACGAAGGAACAAAAGGAATGCTAAAAAAATTCCAAAATAATATATTTGAAAGAGTTAATCAATTACTAAAAGACAGAGATGGAAAAATTGAAAAAAACGCCTCCGATATCCTTTCTAATGCAAAACAAGCCAGCCAAGACTTAGATAAGCTAAAGAAAGAAACAGAGGCGCAAATCAAACAACTATCAGATCAAGTGACAGCTGCTACTGATAATACTAATGAATTAAAAAAACAATTGCAAGAAGCAATTAAACGTATAGAAGTTTTAGAAGGAAAAACAACATCTTAAAAAAAGAATGGAGAATGAATCATGGAAGAAACAAAAGAATTAATCGAAGAAGCAGTGGAAGAACAAAAACAAGATGCAACAAATACAACGTATGCTGAAGATGACGGTCAAGAAGAAGTAGTTGAACCAGCTGAAACTAATGAACCAGAATCTTTTGAACAGACTGAAGGCGACGTTGTTCCAGTAGAAGAACCAAAAGAAGAATGGCAAGAAGATGCTAATCAAAATCAACAAGAAATTGAATCAGATATTCCAGAAGAAGTTGGAACAGGAGCTTTTTCTAAAGCACGTAATGCGTGGGCTAATGGCTGGGGGGCTTAATCATGAATTTAGATACTACCCAACAAAAAGTTGCGGTACTTGAAGCGCTAGATAATATGTCGGTGTTTCTATCAAACAATAAAGAACATATGGAGCCTTCACAGTTAGCGCAGTTAATTATTGATCAAGAAGAATTAACAAAAAAAACACGTGTACTTTTCCTAGAAGAAAAGAATTTAGATTCTGTACTGGAGAAACTAACGAATGAGGTTAATAACCAAGAAGAATTGATTAATAAACAAAAACGTTTGTTAGAAGTTACAGAAGCTGAACTCGAAGAAAGAACACCTGACGACGAATATAAAGGAGTGATTGCTAATGTTTAAGGCAGAACTACCTAAATTTTTTACCGTCGAATCAACTGATCAATATTTTGTTGACGATGTAAACAAATTATTTGGATATAAAACCCATGAATCTTTTGAAGGCGAAAGCCTAAAAGAATTTATGGATGTATCCAATACACTGGAAGATCGTCTATTAGAATTCAATAACATCATCAACCAAAAACTGTCTCATTACAATGATTTAAAAAAATCCTTTGAAAAGAATAATGAGCAATTACGAGAATTAAATGATCAAATTTGTGTGGCCAAAGTAGAAAAGAAAACTTTTGGGCATAAAACATTAGCTGAAACATATGGAGAAGGCGAAATTAAACCAGACCTAGTTGATCTAATTAAAAAAGAAGAGGAGTAGAAAATTATGAATGGATTTAAAAACTTAGGTGTTACCGCACCAGAATTTGTTAACACAGTTAGAGAAGTATTACCAGAACCTTATCGTAGCAATTTGCCTATTGCTAAAGCAGGACAGAAAGATTTTTCAGCTATTGGGCAAGTTCTTGCTGAAGATGATCACTTTGCAAGTTTATGGCATAAAAATGCCATAAAAATGGTAATGAAAATCTTGCAACGAGACAATAAAATTGTTAATCCTTTATCCGAATTTGAAGGGGAATTAATTACATCAGGTGAATACATTGAGGATATGATTTTAGATATTGCTGAAACATTCCAATTTGACCCTTCAGCAGCTGAAAAACGATTGTTTGAACGCCGACCACCCGAATTGAAAGCAGTAATTCATAATCATAAGCGTGATGTTTCAAATGTACGTACGATTCAAGACACGTTAATTACGGATATTTTCCAAAGTGAAGCAGGTTTAGATCGTTATGTTATTCAAGTAACACAATCAATGCTTTCAGGTAATGAACAAGAAAAATATTATGAAACAAAAGCTTTGATTTCAACTGCTATTCGTAAGGGATTAATGCGTGTCATCGACTTAGGGAATAAAGTTACATCAAAAGACTTACAAAAAGCGATTTTACGACACTCAAAACGAATGGTTCACCCTGGACGATTCTATAATATGGGAAATGTAGGACAACCTAATAATATGGGACGTACTGGAATTAGTATCCAAGCAGATCGCCAAGAATTACGTATGCTATTACCTGTTGATACATCTGTTGATTTGAATGTTGACTTCTTTGCTGGTGCATTCCATTTAGATGCAGTACAAAGTGGATTGGCTATTAAAGAAGTAGATGCTTTCCCAAGTATTTATGAATATACAAAAGATCACACGATTACAGATATTGATATGGCAAGTGGTTTCTTCAATGACTTTAACTATAAAGTCGGTGATGTTGTTCCAAAAGGAGCACAAGCAAAACCAGAAGCGTATGAATATGCGAAAGAAAACGGATTAGATGATATTGAACTAGTATTTGATGCTTCACGTATTCAAGCGGTTATCTTAGACCGTCGCGCATTAGTGATTAATCCAATGTTAGAAACAACATTAGCATCACAACCAAACTCATTAGGACGTTATGTTCAAATTATTTTACAAGATAAAGAACTATTTTCTTATAGTCCATTTATGCCTGCTTGTGTAATCATGTCTGACGCCCCAGATGATTGTAATTCGCAGTGTGAAAGAAAAGTCAAAGATGTAACTGTTGATGGTAAAAGCGTAGTTGGTGAAAATGGGGTGGCTGATATTCCATACACTGAAGACGTGACAAAAGCAACTGATGAAGTTGTAAAAAATGAAGAAAAAGAAGCCGATACAAAACCAGACGAAAAGAAAAACAGTAAGTAAAACGGCTGAAAAAATAAAGAAAAAAGGCCGCTAAATTTAAATTAGCGGCCTTTTATTTTAGGAGAGATATTATGGAAAACCAGTTATTTGAAGATACATGGGGATACCAAACAGGTTTAGCCTCTTCATACAACAACGTGATAGGAAATAGAAGAGACTTGCTACAAGGTGTTAGAACTAGTTCTACAACTACTGGAGATAATCTGGGAAATAATTATGTACAATTCGAAGCAATACAAACATTTATACTAATTAGACAAATTAAAGATATGCTGATCAATTTATTTAAGTATGAAAATATGCCGCCTACGTTAAATACAGCTCAATTAGAAACTATGCTCCGTCAAATGGGTGGAGGGGTTTGTGTAGGTAAAGACGAATTAGGAGACCTAGTGATTTTAGGAAGAGCAGACGAATTAGGATATAACCTATATGGGAATGTTATCCCTAGTCTTTTTGACGGTAATAATAATTTTTTACAAAGTAAAAAGGTTATTACTAACAGAAATTTAAAAGGCGATTATGTCGTTTTTTATAACAAGCAAAGCTTTAATGATTTTTATGCTACTGATTATGATATCGTCGAACACTATGCGAAACAATTAGCAACTATTAAAGCAACAGAACGAATGAATATTATGCAAATGCGTAGTCCATATATTTTGAAAGGTAAAAAAAACGGCCAAGTCGGACAAGTATTACAAAGTAAAATTCAAAAAGGTGACTTGTTTTTAGAGGTAGAAGAGGGTTCAGATATTACAGATAAAATTGAAAAATTAGATTTAAATGTAACAGATAGGACACCGTCACTACAAAATGCCTATCGGAATACATTTAATGAAATGCTGACGTTATTTGGTATCTATAATAACCCAGAACAAAAGAAGGAACGAATGATCGATAGAGAAGCAAGTTCAAATAATCATGTTATTGAAGGAATGGGTGACATTTACTTTAATGCTCGTCAACATGCGGTTGATTTATTGAACCTCGCTTTTGGTACAGATATCAAAGTTCAGTGGAATAGCACAGTAGCATCAATGTTTAGAGATTTAGGACAAAAACAAGGATAGGGGAGCAAAATTATGTCAATTTCAGAAGAAAATAAAAAGAAAATAAGTGAACTATCAGGCGCACAAAGTCCAACACCGCAAACACAAAAGCAATTGCACAGTTTACTTCACCGATTCAATTATCATTTTCCCCAACTAAATTGGTGGGGAAATACACCAATTGAACCTACAGGGGCTGGCTTAACTTATGCTGAATCAATTACTTGGATTCAACATATGATTCACCATTTATCAGATTGGGCTGGTGGAATGAATGAAGAACTACAAAAATTACAAAAAGATTTAGCTGATTTAAACATTATTATTCAATTTGAATTAGCAAGTCAATTACCTGAAGTTATTCAAGAATATGATTTATTTGATTTGATTGTAACAGGTAATAATGAACGAGTTTCCTTGGTAACAACACAATCAAGCACAACTAAAAAAGAAGAGTCTGTATTTTGTTACGCTTTTCGGACAGAACATGGATTTGTTGAAGCAACCAAAACAAAACAAACTAGTTCAGAAGCAGGTTGTGAAGGGAATCTTACAACATGGACAATTAATGTATCTGAACGAGATGGCGGAAATGTATTAAATTATGAATTTGGAGTAACAAATATTCCTAGCAAAGTAAATCGTGTATGGATTATTAACCGATCAGGAAACAAAATGGATGGGGACAAAGAAGTCTTTTATATTTTTGAAGGCGAAATTAAACGAGCACGATTTAATAAAAATACAATTTCAAGAGGTAAACAAGGGACACTGAATTTTGAAAAATTAAATATTAATTATGATGCATACTGGATTGTCAACGTATTTAAACGAGTGCCTACAAAGCGTAATTTGTTACATTATATGACACTGGATTATAAAGTTTATGAATATGACTTAGAAACAGGAAACGAAAAGCTATTGTACCAAATTCCTGTAGCAAATCAAGATATTTTTGATCCAATTAATGATGTCATTGAAGGGAAAAGTACCATTTGGGCAGTTACGTATAAAGGCGTAGAAACAAGAGAGCCTGATGTAATGAAAGGCCTTTGCTTTGAACCTTGTTTTGATGGGGTGGAAATGTATGATACATGGGAAACACCAAAAGAAATTAAGTTTACTCATGAGAATATTTTGGGAATTACGCCTGCGAATATGTATCAAGACTATATCAATCAAGAAGAGTTAGAAGGAGACAAGTCATTGTTGAGTTGCTTTATTCTATCTTCAAAAATGAAAGAAACACCTTATACATTAAGTGTTTATGAATTAAATCCTCGAAAATTTGATAATAGTATTATCTCTAAAAATTTAGATAAATATTTCAAAGATGTAGTGCTAAAAGATTTATATAACAATGAATCACTGATTGAATATCAAGGATATTTTTCATATAACGTTACGGACCGTATTAAAAATTTTATTGATGCACCAGCTTTACTATTAGAAGATACGGAGTTTTCAAAAGCGGGTGTACAAATTGTTTTAGAAAACTCTGAATTTATACCAGAAGGCAACCTAAGAACGTTCTGGCAACGTTTGAAGGTATTAAGCTTAATGGAAAATAAAAAGCCGTACATGCGCATTTTTGAGCGTGTGGTGCAACAAATGATTACAACAAATGGGATGATTCGTAATAAGGCAGGACGTTGGCAAGAACAGTCTATACCAACAACGAGTGAAAAATTAAATCCTTCAGTTGCTGGTAAGTTCGACTATCTTTCTTTAGCAGGAACAAAGAAAACTTATAATGCTAAGGATTTCGAGGAGACATTCTCAGATACACCTCTAAAAACCTATAAATATTATGGATTACCATTAGATAAAAATCATCCGTTGCTTAAAAAGTTGGAAGAAAAAAATACAATTATTTCGGTAACAAAAGGGACGGTTAATGAAAAAACAGCAAGTCAATATGAGACAGTAATTAAATTAACTATCCAAGATGAATATGCAGAAATCCAATTTAGAAGATTAATGCGTTTTGATTATAAAGATTTTGATTCCAAAGTAGGAGGTCGCTCCAAAGCAACATATATTAGTCCGTGGGCATATGTCTACTACACTGTAAGAGACGATTCGGCACCTGATGATTATGAGAAAAATCCGAATCAAGGGATTGATCAAAAGTTTTTGGATATCATTAACAAGATTTATGAAACGATTAATAACTTGGATAAAAAATATGAAGAGATTACCAATAATCTTAATAAAAAAATCGATAATATTGATAAGAAATATGAAAATATTACAAATCAATTGAAACAAGACATCCAAAATATTAATAACCAATTGAAACAAAATAATGTAGCAATGGAAAAAGTTTTAAATAACTTGAAAAACATGTCTGGTATTTGGGTTCAAACAGGTGATACGGTCCTTGAAGGTGACTTTAAGAAAGATACTGGGATTGCTGGAGGAAATATTAGTGCCTTTGGTCAAGATGAAAGTCATTATATCCGTACAGGTAAGAATCGAGATAACGACTTGATGGGCGGTGTTTAGAAATGGCATGGCAAAATGTTTATGGTAGTTGGAAACACGATCCAGGAGTAAAAGGGGACGTTATTATGGCAGGAGGGCCAGGTTGGAATAAATTTCCAGGACGCCCTCCTGGTTCTCCTGCTCCATATGGAAAAGGAGTAAGTGTTGTAACAGTAAAAAAAGACACATATCGATTTAAATTATCTCTAGTTGCATATGCAATTTCAGTGACGACAGGAGAGTATTTTGTTAGTTCTTATCAAGGTGGTCCCAATGCGGATTATCAATGGATAATAAAAGCTGCAATTAGTTACGATCAAACAACTGATCCTGCAAAAGCAAAATATCAAAATTTATTTCAAGAGAATTTCAAAACAATGTATCACGGCGGAGAACCATTGTATGGCAATACTAATTGGCATACAAAAGCGTATGAAAAAGAAACATCTAATACATTTACTGCAACAAGTAAAGATGTATGGATTCGTATTGAGATTTATGGAGAACCAGCGGTCACACCATTATATGCATACTTTAAGCTGGCATCAGCATTTGAAGAGTTTAGACCGTGGGCGATTCGAAAAAATAATCAATGGAATAGTTTAGATAAAGAAACAGGATTCTTCAAAAAACGAAAAAATAGTAAGTGGGAAGATATTCCTAAAATGTCTTATGAAGATGCAGGAAAAGATAATAAAGGAACGTCACGTATTAGAAAAGATGGAGTATGGAAAGGTCAAGGCAAAATTGGAAATTAAGGAAGTGAACTTAATGGATCGTCATTTAACGGAAATTGTATTATTTAAAAATACTCCTCTTAATGATTTTCAAAATACTATTCATTTTAAATCAGATGAGGATAGAGACAATTATTTTCTTAAAGAAAACCATTTTAAAAAAATAAATTTTGATACGGGTTTTAATTTCGTGAGAGATCGTCTGCAAATTAAAGCACCGATTGAATATGCAAAATGTGATGGTGTCAACTATTGTACTTTTATATCTTCACGTGATAATAAACGGTACTATGCTTTCGTGATGTCTTATCAATACATTAATGAAAAAGTTACTAGATTGAATTTAATAATTGATGTGGTTATGACGTTTACGCAAGGTAAAACATTGAATACATTGAAAAATATCCATGTTATTAGAGAGCATTTAAATCGATCAGACTATATAAAATATTTACCATTATTGAGAACTAATGGAGATATATTAAATACAACAACAAAAGCATATGTTCAAACTAAATTAAAGTCGTTTAAATCCTACTTTGTTGTTTTTCAGAGTACAGTTGATTTATCAAAAGAATTCGGAACTGTAGATGCGCCCAAAATGGAAACATCACAAGGAAATCAATATGACAATATGACTAGCCCAGTAAATCTTTATGCGATTCATTATGAATACTTTAATGGATTAATGAAAATTTTAGCTCCGTATCCGTGGATTACGCAGAACATTCAATTACTCATGATGATACCTGACGATTTTATAAACTTAGAAGATTTGGTAACTGTTAAAGCAAAAGAATTTAATTATGAAAACCTGAAAACGTTCAAGAAAGGTGGGAAATCCCTTAACAAAGAACTTGATGGAATTAACTATTCTATTAATGAATTATGTAATATATATGGAATTGACCATAATGAGGAAAAACATTTGTTAAGAACAGGATACACAACAGCAGAAATTTATAGTTGGGATGGTCAAAGGATTTTATTAGATAACGCATTTTTAGATGAAAACACTGGCATTAAATTCAGAGCGAAAACATCTATTGGTTATGAGAATAAGATTGCACTTTACCCAATTAATTATAAAACAACGGAAAAAGAAAAAGCTGTTAAAAATTCAAAAGGTGAAATTCTGATTGATAAAGGTTCATTTTTGAATGATGCAATAATTTACGACAATTTCACAGAATTACCTATTTTAATCGATAATTATCGACTATCAAAAGCAAGTAATGCATACAGTAGACAATTAGCAGAGGACAGATTGCCATCCAACCGAATAAATTCAACTGTTAAAGATATTACTTCTGGGAATCTTTTAGGTAATATGCAATCGGGTAATTTACAAGGGACACAAGGAAGTTTCTATAATGCTGTAAATCTATTAAGCGATTTAAAACCACAATCAGTTTTATCAAAATTCGAAAATGAATACGAATTTTATAGAAATCAACGAGCAGAGTTCGCAGATATGGCATTAAAAGCACCGACAATAACAAATCAAAGTCCTGGTACTGCTTTTCAAATGGCTAATGAAATAAATGGTCTTACTATAAAACTTTCTGCACCTTCAGAACAAGAATTTGCTAAAGTAAAAAAATATTACAAGATGTTTGGATATGAAATTGAAGAAGATGGAAAACAAATAAGTGATATTGAAAGTATGACTATTTGTAATTTTTTACAAATTAGAGGTAATTACAAGATACACGGAGTTGATGTAGCTTTGATGGAGCAACTAAAAGCACAATTGGAAAATGGTGTGCGTTTTTGGCATAACAATAATACTAGCAATCCTATGGAACAAGATATCCAAAAAAACAAAATGAGGTGAAAATATGCCGCTATTAAATTATGATCAGCAATATGATTATCTAAACAAGCTAGTGCAAGCGTGTAAAAAGGCAGGCATACCTAAGGAAACAACAATAGCTTTGGCAATTAATGCAGCTCATGAATCTTATTTAAACCCATGGACAATTGAAGGAGCTATTAATCCTGGCCCTCCTTTGGGTGCGAACGGTTGGGATGATGGAGCTTCTGGAGGAGGTCTTTGGCAATGGACGCCATTTGCTGGCAAAATAACATTGGGCGATTTTGATGGACAAGTAGCTTTTATGATTTCTTATAAGCAACAATGGGATATAACTGGATCGTGGTTTAGAGCGGCAGGACTACCAGACCCTACTCCTAAAATAGAGAATTTTGACCAATTTTTATATAACCAGCTTGGTTATGATTCTGTAGCTCTAACAAAAGCTTTTATAGGCTACTGGGAAAGGCCAGCGTATAACCCTGGTACTATTAGATATAACACAGCTCAGGAAGAAGTCGCAGAAATTGAACCTCTGGTTAATAAGTATTGGGGAAATACTGGGAATGAAAAACCTAGTGAAGGTTCTCCAGGTGGTGGAGGTTCTGGTAGCAAGAATCCTGAAAAGCCAGATAAAGAAGATATACCAAATGATAATGTAGGGTTATCTGATGCGATTAAAAGCATAGTAAACGAATTCCTAAAAAAATATGATGATGCTATGAAGAAACAAGTCTATATGATGGATGGCGGTAAAAATACTTATTCAAATTCGAGTGTTAAAGTAATGAAAACATACAACAATTTGATGACTGTTAAAATGACGAATAATTTTATAGAATCTCTAAAAAAATTAATGGATGAAAGTAAACAACCATCTAACAAACCACCTTCTCCGCCACCAGAAACAAAACCAGATAATCCGCCAAACAATCCTCCCGATGAACCTCCTAAGAATATGGATGGTATTTATAATTGGGCATTAAATAATTTAGGCCAAACTTTTAACTATCCAGCGGCTCATCCAGGATCAGGTCCTCAATGTGTAGACTTAATTAAAGCTTTATCAGAATTTTATCTTCCAGGCAATCCATTAGCTCCTGCATTAAGTTACGGTAATGCGCAAGACATATATTCACATGATCTTCCTGCTGGTTGGGAACACGTGCAAGGAGATATAGGTAATGATGATAATGCAAAAAAAATATGGGATTCATTACCAAATGGAGCGATAGTATTTTGGCTATATTCTGAATATGGACATGTGGGAATAAAAGCTGGTAATAATGGGCTAGATACAATTAACCAAAATTATAACGGCACTCCATACGTTACTCGTGATGATATTTGGTATTGGCAACACGTTTTAGGCGCTGGATTTTTGGGTGCGTGGATTACTAAATAATATTATAACTAACATAAATATTAGTAGAAAATAATAAAAAGAACCTTATTCTATTTTTATAGAAAGGTTCTTTTTTTGAAAACAAGCTAAAAACTAGATAAACCACTTGACAATACGTGCTTATACGTATATAATAATAAATGTAAGGAGGTAGTCGCGAATGCCACTTACCGGAAAGCAAATGCTAAAGCTCTTAAAAAATAATGGTTGGATTGAACGAAGACAAGAAGGCTCACATCATCACTTATACAAAGATGGCGTAAGAATTACAGTACCAGTTCATGGAAATCAAGATTTAGGAAAAGGGCTAGAGCGAAAAATCTTAAAAGATGCAGGGCTAAAAAAATAGCCCTCGTCTTTCAAGAGAAGGAGGGAACATCATGTCATTACAAACATCTTTGAAAGTCGCTTATCCTGCTATTTTTCATCCAGAAGAGGGTGGAGGATACTTTATTGAATTTCCAGATGTTCAAGGAGCGTATACAGGTATAAATGAAAATGATATAGCCTATGGTTTATTGATGGCTGAAGAAGTTTTAGGTATGGTGTTAGCTGACTATATTGAAAATAATGAGACATTGCCTAAAGCGAGCGAATTAAATAGTATAAGTCATAAACCTGATGAATTTGTAACTATGGTTTTAGTTGATATAGAAGAATATTTTAAAGACATGAAACCAGTAAAAAAGACGCTAACGATCCCAAGTTGGGCCAATAACTGGGGAAATAGAGTAGGGATAAATTTTTCGCAACTGTTAACGGAATCGATCGCACAGACAGCAATAAATTACACACAAGAGACATTAAAGGAAACAAAAGAAAAATACGAAGTAAAAAATTAAGCGTTGTATGAAAAATCATACAACGTTTTTTTGTGAAGAGAAGAAGAAAGTAATCAAGAAAGTTACATAG